GGATAGCCCCGATACCCCACGGTTCTGGCGTGTGGTCCGTCATTGCCCCACCCCATCCCGCGCCAGGGTGTCGATGCCGCTGGGGTCGTGCGGCTCCCCGTCGTGGCCGTGCGGCTCCCCGTCGTAGACGTGGGAGTGTGTAACTCGGCCTCCTGGGAAGCCGTGCCCGTGTTCCTGTTCGCGAAGGGCTGGTACGTGGTGCAAATCCTCATCCTCGGCCGCTTCGTCGCGCCTCGCCGTCTGCGATACGATGAGGGCCGTCAGCGCCTCGATACGCAGCAGCGTCGCGTACATATCGGCGTAGATGGCGTCGCGCGGGTCGGCGGGCGGCTTCGCATCCATGCAGCCACAGTCGCAGCGGAAAGCCGTTCTTTTGATCTGGCTGTAGACGCCACCGCCGCCCGGCGGAACGCTGTACACCCATTTCGGCGACACTTCGGGCGGGTCGTTGCGGAGTTCGTCGAACGTCATCGCCCCACTCCCACGCCGTCCGTTCGTGAGCGGCGCCAGCAGGTCGTCAAGCAATTGCAACGCCTCATCCCATGCTCCGCCTACGCTAAACGACTTAACTGCCTTCTTGACATGCCAGCCCTTAGAGTCCTTATACGCATTGGCTCCGCAGTTCTTACACTGCGGGACTTGCCCTCCTCCATATGTGCCGCCAGCATTTTCTTTATCGCGCATAAATGCGGGCCAGTTTAATACGATCTCTAACGGCATACGACACATGATGCATCTGGCTGGCTGATTCATGTATGGCCTCTCATTCCTCTCCATAGCTAACCCGGATCTCTATTACTCTATGATAGGCTTTTGCCATAGTCTGGCGATCTCCAACATAATGATATCCAGTTTCCACTCCAATTTCTTCTACCCTGTCTAAAAGGTGTTCCCATATATCGCGTGGCAATTCGTCCGGAGATAGGTTTTCGAATACCATGAGTTCTTGACGCTTTAAGATAGAGATATTCTCAGTTATCATTTCATCATCCTCTCTACAAGTGGTTCTATAACTAGCATATCGTCTCCATACCTAGACAGATCAACAATGTTCCCTCGGTCAACGTCCCATCCGAGGGCGTAGCGGGGCTTGAACTCTATTTGTCGTTCTCTTGTTTTCCTAAGTGAAAACCAGCGAACGTATGGCGACCTCTGGTCTGGTGCCATCGTGAACACGGTGCTACAGGCACGTCCAAAGCCTTCGCCTCCGCTGGCGTCGTTCAGGGTGGGCATAATAAAGTCATCGCCGCGCCCTAATGCGCCGGGATTCCTGCGGCCCTTAGATAGATTCACAGCCTGATGACTTACCATAATGACAAGGTCTGCTGCCGTGGCTAGGTTCTTGAGACCATAAGCCAGATTCTCCATCTTCTGCCAGCCTTCGCCTCTTTTGTCATCTTCCATGAGCATGATGCCGTCAATGCAAATCATGTCCGGTTCAAACTGCCCAATAAGCTGCTTCAGGTCGCGAATCCCTATAGGTCTGCCGTGCAAGCTGTCTACTGTCCACCATCGTTCGCTGTTCTGGATCGTTTGCGAGAGAGAGCTATATGCCTCCGCCTGCGACGGATGACCCTCGAAGATCGCTTTGTGAGAAAGTGATATACCGCACGCATTTGCGAGAAAGACATCAACACGTAATGCAACATGCCTTGCGCTTACCTCCGGTGAAATTAAGAGGACTCTATAGCCATTGGCCCATGCGATAGCGGCTTCTCGAACGAGCATCCAAGTTTTACCCACTGTGGGCCGCGCATAGAACCCGACCAATTCGCCGTCCATCCAGCCCTGATGAGAGAGGTCAATAACATCGAGTCCGGTCTTAATCCCCCAGAGAAACTTTCCATCTGTAGACTCATAGACTTCGCGTCTAGCGTTATACTTAGCGACACGTTCGCCGATACTGGCATCTGTTGCAACCACATGACTATTGCCTGCAAACTGCAACAGAGAGAGCTTGTTAACCAAGTCGGGGATGGCGAGCTCTGGACTTGCTTCAATCGCTTTGATGCTTTCGCGGATAAGGATTTCGGCTTTGCGGGCACTAGAATGCCTGACGAACTCTTTAAGCCAATACTCGAAATCACCCGTTTTGGCATCGAATTCCTCCCATTTGGCGCGAATGAGCTCAGCCAGCGGCACGCCACCGTATTCGTCAACGTAATCACAGATGAACTTGTAGACACCCGGCCAGACGCCGAAGTCACTTTGCTGTACTCCAGATGCATGCAAGCGAGCTAGACGATCGAGAGATGTTATAGATCCGAGCAGCCCAGATTCTAGCGCCGACGGAGGTAGCGACTGTGAAGGCATCACCATGCGGCATCATTTTCGTACCGCCATACGTAGACTTGCCGGTTTGTCAAGGTGTTCCTCCAAGTATTCCTTTAGCTGTTCGCTGACACTCTGAAAGTAGTTCTCTATTTCGGCGCTTACCACGCCGGTATCTATGAGGTCGAAGTAGGCGATAGCGAAAGAAGGCATGGGTTTTCCAGCGAGATATGACACCAGACGTGTTTCTGATTGATACGGATCTTCATTGAGAACGCTCTCTATTTCGCGGCTACTGAGAAGCGAGGGAATATCTTTTGCCTGCGTGTCAAACATGGCGCAGAGCATCTCCGAGGAGCCTAGCTCCTGTGTCTGCATGAAGTTATGCAGCATCCGTACATCACGCGCCTTGTTAAGATAGCCGCCAGTGATTTTCACAAAAAATGTGCATAATTCAGGACTGGTCAATTGGCGATATGTGTGGGTCATGGCATATCACAGAAACAGCGATCAGGAATTAGTCTGCACATTTCGCAGACATCGGACCCTACACCGCACTCTACGCATTCTTGTTCAATCTTCAATGCGCCGCAGCCGCATTGTTTAATTCGTCCCCCTCGATTGCTCGCATCAACGCCTCGTAGTTAGCGGGGCGGTTTATGTGCAGGCTGAACAGGGAGATGTCGGAGATCAGTGCCAGCATCGATCGCTGCCCCCCCATGTCGTCTTCGCCCACGGTTTCGCATACCTCCTCGATGATCGCTTCGCTGAGGGGGTCTGATTCAAAGAGGCTAGTCGAGTCCGCCCAGATGCGGCGGAGCAGACGGCGGACATGCCGATGCGCGTCAGGCTGAGGTGGGGTGCTGTCATCCTCGCGTCTCACCTCCCCCACCCGGCGTTTTCGTGCCGCCTCTGATTCTGGGTAGTCGCAACCGCACGCCGGGCATCGGTGAGTAACGACCGTTTCGCCATCAACCATTCCCCACAGATGATAGGCCCAACATAAATCGCACTCGCTCTCCTCGGCGGGACGCGGAGCGATGCGGAGTAGGAGCGTTTCCACTTCGTCGTCCGTAAGCGGCCCGTCGCCCTCATGGGCGGTACATTCTCTGCCCGCCTCCGACCAGAAGCTGAACGCGGCAGCTATGGATGTAAACTCCCGCCTAGTCAGGTTCATGATTCCTCCTCATCCCAGTACGTGGTCGGGTCGTTGTCGGCCAACGCATACAGCGTATACGCTTCTGCTGAGAGTGTCGTTACTGCGCTCTTTGTTGGCTTATTCATTAGATTCTGCCTTCTACTAATCTACGCAATGCCCCTACGCCTAGCTTAGTGATGGCCTTATCTTCTGCGCCGTCTATGATGTCGGTAAATAATTCCCGGCGCTTTTCCAAAACTTTAGCCATGCCCTCGTCAATAGTGTCAGATACAATAAGTGTCAGCACCGACACGGCCTGTGTCTGACCTATGCGGTGAAGCCTGTCTTCCCGTTGCCACATCTTGCCGGGATTCCAAAGCTGGTCGTAATGTATGATCAAGTCTGCGCCCGTTACGTTAAGCCCGTAAGCCCCCGCATCGGTGCTCACTAATACTTGGCCTAGTTGGCCCGCATTAAAGGCGTTGACACGCACTAGCCGCTCCTGAGCGCCAACGGGACCGCTTATAAAGGCTTGCGGGTAGCATGTATTTTGACCTAGGTGCGTTCCTAAGCCTCCGGTCAGAAGAAGTTGCATCTTCTCAAAGCGCGTGAAGATCATAACGCGACCGTCGTATTCTTTGAGTATTTCTACAAGCGCCTCGTACTTTGCGCCGTAGCTCTGTGCATCTTCCTCAAGCAACGCATAGCTATCCGTAAACTGTTGTAAGCGCAGAAGTTGAACGAGCACGTTCGCTTGCTGACCCATGCTGTCATGGTCTTTAAGCCAGTCTAAGAATTCTGTCTTGATGCGCTTGTACTGTGCCTGTTCGGGCTTACTTAGCTCGACATAGACCGTGTTGTAGAGCTTAGGAGGAAGTTGCTTGAGAACATCGCTCTTCTTGCGGCGCGTCATCCATGGCGCAAGGCGTTCTTTCAGGAGCTCGGTGTTTCGCTGCCCAATGACAGTGCCCCATGCATCAGTGACAATGTGCTGGTCACGAAAACGCATCCACCCTCCAAAGACGCTGGGCCGAAGAATAGACATGATCCCGTAAAGTTCTTCAATTCTAATTTCCATAGGCGTGCCCGACAAGCCCCAGACGTAATCGGCTTTGAGCTTGCGAGCGGCTTTGTGGAGTTGGGTGTTTGTATTCTTGAGTTTTTGCGTTTCGTCATATACTATCACATCCCACTTGTATTTGGCATCCCAATCTGCACCGCGTATCTTCTCGTAGTTAACTATGGAGACGATCGGGCCTCTGTCCTCATTGTCTGCCCAATACCAGTGCTCTTCACGTTCTTTCTTAGTGTCACCCATAACACGAGCTTCCCAATTGGGATACCACTTTTCTATTTCTGCGGCCCAATTATAGGTCAGGGTCTTTGGCGCGACGACAAGGACCTTCGTGGAGCCTAGTTTGGCTATCGCGTCTAGGGTTTGCTTAGATTTCCCGAGGCCCATGTCGTCCGCAAGAAGACCGCGCTTCTGTAGCACAAGCGCCTCTGTGCCATTGATCTGGAATCCGTACTCGCCCGCATGCTCTTTATTCTTGGCCTCCAGGATCCCTTCTAATTCAATCCTAAACTTAGCCGCTCTTTGTTGGGCGGCTGGTGTAATCGTCGTAATATGCTTCCATAGCTCGATCCTGTCCAGATCAAGCAAAACTTCCGGACCTTCGCAGATCCATGCCTTGTCTTGCTTAGACCAACTAAATCCAGCGGTTCGCTTGACGGCGTTGATGCAGGCATATCTGACCGTAGGGTCAGGATGCCACGGCCAGTTTATGGAGAATCCTTCTTTTTTGTACGTGTCTAGTGTGATCATGCTCGTGTCAGTCCGGAAACTTCATGCGCTTGAGTTGCCAGTGCAAGAATATCTTCACGCACTTCATCAAGAGTATAGAGCATTTTGCCTGTATATGGGTCATGATTATCTAAGTGATGCCAGTCGGCACCAAGAATCCAGACGCCCATGGAAACTATCCTGTCCCAGTCTTCATCTTGCCATTCTTCGTTACGTCCCTCTGCGCCAGTATCAGCAAAAGTAAGACCGCCGTTGATACGCACATCTTCAAAGCAGTCGTCGTCATAATGCTTGCCGTACCACGGATGTCTTTTAGGAAGAGCGAGATAGGCCGTATGCCATGTCTCATTATGACCAATAATGCGAGACGTCCCCTCGCTCCATCTGTTTTCCCAGATGAAATATGGGAGGTCACCTGCTATGCCAAACTCTATCTTCTGATGCAATCGGGCCATTACATTCCTCCTTCTCCTTCACAGGCTCATACGCCGTCCGGCGTACTATCGCCTTTCATAGAGAACTTCTATGTTAGTATCAGCGCCCAGCATTGCTGTGGTGGCCAGAACATCAGCGCGTTCATTCTCTACGTCACCGTTATGACCACGTACCCAGACCGCCATGACCGTGTGTGTAGCCGTCAAAGCAAGGATCTCTTGCCAGAGGTAGATAATGACCGTTTCCATTTTATCCTTGTTATGCGTCAGGCGTGACTTGGACCTTAACTTAATTCTAGGTTAAGGCAGAGCTCCGCTACGCTTCGCTCTGGCTTGGCTGGCTGCGAGACGCAGCCAACCTCACTTAGTCTTTCTTTCTTGAGAGGAGAGGAACGGATCAGCTTGCTGGGCAAGCTGTCCTAGCCGTCTCGGCCCACTGTTCCCTTAACCCCTGTTTTTTACACCGACTCAGTTCGCAGACCTACTTTTTGTGGTTTGCCAGCCAAGTCTTATGATTGTCCGCTTGAGTAGTGCGATAAGCAATACGAGCGAGCTCTCTTATATGTATTTCCTGTGGTGTAAGTTCGAGTTTGGGAATGTGTCCAATGACGCGGCATTTGCCTGACTTGGATTTTTGTCCCAACGATGCTCCTTTTATTTAGGCAACGAAAAGCCCACTGCTGAGGCTGGAACTGTTGCTTAACACAACCACGAGCGCAGTGGGCTTCGTTGACATATTTAATTCGTGGTTGTGGTTAAGCAGCATCAGTATAACTGGGAGTCTAAGCTAACGCAATAGGTCTAATTGCGGTTCGATTTCCTTCGTCGTCATATATGAAAGAGACGCCGTCCTCCCAATGAAGCATGATACGTGCGCCTTCAATATGCTTAATGAAGATATGCTTGATGTGGGCATTAACTTCTCGCCCTTCATAGATGTGGCGCGAGCATTGATACGTGCTGCCACTTACGGTACGAGTTTGAGTACACCTTGTTTTCATATTTCCTTTCCAGTTTTGCTCTCGCCTGCGGGTAAGTGGGTTAGGGGAGATCATCCCCAACGGAAATTACCTACCGCCCTGAGTCTTAGCGACGGTAATTACTCCGCGCCGTCCTCATCTCCACATATGCCCGCAGGAGAGAGCCAAACTAGTAGTCAGGGCAGCGCCTCCGGCAGGATCGAGCTATCGTGGGCGCTAGGCCGCTTGAAAGCCTTGCCTGATTTCCGGGTATCCTGCCCCGGCGTTTTCGCTAGGACTTAAACTAACCGGAGGACACTGCCCTGACTACAGGGCTCGTTCTAACAAGGGCAGCGCCTCCGGCAGGATTCCTGAACCTTTGTCATCGCCGAAGCGCCTAACTAGCGAGCAGTTACCTGATCTCCCGCGGACGAGCCAACGGGTATTTTGCCTAGGACTTAAACTACCGGGGATACCCTTGCTATAAATAGTATCAAAGCCGCCCCAGGCTGTGCTGACAGCTTCAAATTGGCCATACCCTAACAATGTGCCAGCCCGCCCTAAACGAGCGGCTCACGACCGCCACACAGCCCGTATTTTGGTCGTAAATAAGGCGCAATGGCCCGCCCTATTGCTAGAGCAAGCCGCTGGGTCTTATAGTAGTCGCATCTCCTGAATTCTCTTATGCCCGCTCTCCTGGAGCGCCCGGATTTGCAGGGGGTTGGCCTTCAGCAGATGGCTTAGTTCCTTCATGTGCAAGCCCCATGCGGGGCCAAAGATCGCCAGATACTCACGGTCGTCTAGATTCTCCTGCGCCAAAGCCACCAGCGCCTCTAGCTCAACGCGCGCTTCATGCAGGTCCTCGTATGTGTAGCTAAGATCCTTGGCTGCGTCACTGGCCGACCAGCTTGCGCTCCCTCCTTCTATGATTTCGCGCTCAACGCCGGTAAGGCTTTCGTTCTGTCCGTGGCGCTTGATCTCGCGCCACTTCCAGTTCAATAGTCCCCAGCGCAACTTCTTGGCGATCCAATAATGCGGGGGGATCTTATACTTGGCATCATATGACTGCGCCGCCTCTACGAGCAGGACTAGTCCTTCGCTGAGAGCCTCTTCTTGTAGGGAGGGCTGCATGCTCTTGACGACGTGATGCAGCACGCCTATGTGGTCGGCCGGATCAACCTGTGTCTTGCGTGGCGTCATGCCCACGCCGCACTTTCCTCAGGGAGCTCCTGACCAGCGTTCAAGAGGGCTTTTTCCTTCTTGCTGAGCTCCTTGTGGATGCGGCTGGGCTTGCGAACGGGCTGAATAACCGCCCCGCTCTTCTGTAGCTCCTCCTCAAGTGTTGGATTAGAAACCAGTTCCATAGCCAGCTTGTCTTGATTGACAACGCGCTGAACGCTCGTGACTCGGTTCCAGATCTTCTTGGCGATCTCGGGCGCGAAGGTAGCCTGTATTGTTTTCTCCAAGATCTCCATATTGACCTTAGGCTGCAATACAGGAACGATGCGGGCGAGCTTGTAGCCGTTGTCGGCAATGAAGCGCGTGCTGGCTTCTGCGCCGACCTCCTGCGAGAACAGGTCAAAGACCTGCACAAACAAGAGGTCATACTTGGCCAATGCTTTGTCGCGCTCCGCCTCTGTCTCTGTCAATTGGACTGACAGCGCGTTCAGCTTTGCGTCTGTGTTGTTGCTAAATTGAGACGTGAAACTCATGCTGTTCCCTCCTTTGGGAATATAAGAGTGGACTCAGAGGCGGCTGTTACACCGCCCCTGAGCATGTACTGAGTCCACCATGTCAGCGTACCTATTCGAAGAGGCTAGTAACCTTAGCGGCCTTCTTGGCCTTGCCCTTGGAGATAGGCGTGGGCTTCTTGTCAGCCTTGGCCTTCTTTTCCTTCGGCGCCTTCTCGGTCTTGTTCAGCGCCTTGAGGCAGCGACCACAGGTAACGTCGCGATTAGGGGTCTTGACCCAAGTAACGCGATGCACGGTCATGTCCTTCGTCATCTCCGTGACGACGCCACAGGCGGTCTTGCCGTTAGTGGCGGTGTGAGTGAGAAACTTCTCGCCGCATTGCTTGGAGACGATACCGGTGGCTCCGGGAAGGGACGCTCCTTCAAAAGCTTCCTTTGGGGCGCGCGGCGTCTTGGGAGCTTTCGCCTTCTTTTCGGCCTTTGCCTTTGCTTGACCGGCGACGGCCTTGGCGACCTTCTTGTTCTGCTGTGAAGTCTTGCTCATGTCTGGTAATTCCTCCATGAATTCTTGATAGATTGCTGTTTCCCGTGTTGCGATAATCGGCCCCTGATACACTTCTCCTTTCTGTTTCTTTTGCTTGCCAGATAACACTACAGTACGGGACTTGTCTTTGACAAGGGAGCTCTCAGAACAATTTGCGTCTTGACAACAAACAGGTTCCGCTCCGTATCCGTACATTGCTAGACGGGTATGAAAATGCTTGTCTGCCGCCCGCAATGGCCCTTCGCATTCTGCGCAGATATTTGCTGTTTCATATCCTTGGCCGCGCAGAACTACTGGCCCCGACTCTCTCCTTTCTGTTATTTCTTCTACAACAGACTTCTGCAAGTGATGACACTCACATTCGCATTCTTCTTTCTTACATCGTTGGTGCTGACATCTTGTTTGTGTCATGCGCAGTAGCAGTTGATCCAGAAGATTTCGCATTCTGCGCACGCTTCTTCTGTCAGGTGATTATTCCATATTGGGATCTGGACAAGTGACGCTCCACAACGACATAGGCGTTGCTCTCTGGCCACCACAAGATCGCTCCATGACTGGAGTCCTAATGCCTTTGCCATATTATAGAGACGTCTATTCTGTAGCGACTCTCTCCTGCTCATCGCTTTTTCTTCCCTCCTGCCTTACGGCCTAGCTCCGCTCCTCCGCGGATTTCCCATTTCCTTTGGGCCCGCAAGCCCGCTTCCATACCGAGCCTGCATGACGGGCCGACTAGAATAGACAGAACCTTCTTGTGAAACGCGCTCTTAAGTTCTAACTCAAGGCACGCTGTCTCGTCGCCGCACAGAGCGCATGGCTTTTCTGGGTCCTGCCTAATGTCACAGATCATGACGTACTCAGGCGTCTTATCGCTCAAGGCTGGTTGTTTGTTCGCTCCAGCCTTTGCTTGTGAGCTTGTAGTCTCTAATGGCTTTGTTCGCTTCGTCCTGTCCCCACTCTCTGGCAATGGCTCCTAGCGCCAGTCCTATGATGTTGTGACTGTATGGAGCCTTGTCTACGCGCGGCGCTTCTTGCGCTATGGTTCTACGCCAGTCCTTCAGTGTTTTCATTCTCTATCTCCCACTGTAGATACTCCAACGCTCCTTGGCATCTGTGCATGTCGGGCCTGCCCTGGAACTTCCTCTTGACATGCAGCCCGCCTGACTCATCAATATGTCCGAAGGCGACGAAGATGTCGCCTTCCTGATAGCTCAGGACTTGCTTGTTCCAGAAGAAGTTAGGTGACATATTGTCATAGCCCCAGCGGTTCCCGTCTGTCTCGAGCCTTACCGTTACAGAGTTAGTCTCAGGTCCAAGGACCACTGTGTATGTCCCGTCCGGAATATTCTTGATGTCCGGGACGATTACTACGTCATCAAAGTGAACTTTGAACGCCTTCCATCGGGATGGCTGGGTCACCTGAAAGACGTAGTATTCGCCGTTCTGTTCGGCGTGCCTGTATGTCTTCTCTTTCGTTACCAGCTTGCTCTCCGTCCACTTAGAATGCAAGATGGCCAGCACCGTGCTGTCTCGCTTGATCTTATAACTCATACACGTACTTCCCATCTCCACATTCCTAACATCTATCCCTCTCCTCTCTTACCTGATAAACAACGCGACATAGTGATGCAACTCGCAGTCTTCGTCTTTATGGTCGTCGCAATCCTCATGCGCTGATTCTGTATTGAAGTCTTCTTGAGCCGAGGGGATATCCGCCCATTCGCATGACTGCGCGGCCATTTCCGCGGCATCATTCATGGCGTCTTCCGCTGTGTCGCCTACGCCGACATAGACCCTTTCCCACTTAGTGAAGGAGACGCCCGCGCCGGGAAAGTATTGCGAGTGGTGAATGCCCATGTCCTCATACTCGTATTCCGTGATCTGCTTGTTCATGTCAGGTCTCCCACTACCACGCGATAGGCTAATACCTTATCGGCGCTGAACCTTCCGCCCCTCTGTATTAGATAAGAGTTAACATTGCAGCACCGGAATGGAGTGTCTAGCGCCGCATCCCAGTAGTCCCCGCGCGTAGTGCTATATTCACTTTCGCACTTGCGACAAAAGATGTATGTGGTAGACATTGCGTTTCCTCCTCCTGCTTATATCCAGTCCTTTGGCTTCTTGTTTGCGTTCGGACAACCGTGCTCATGGCAATAAACGCCCTGAATCATGGCCGCAACACATTGCTCACAACGCTTTGCCTTGCGCTTAGGCTTGTGTGACGCTAATTGCCGCCCCTCAGGAGCCGCTGGCGGCTTCTTTTGGGCCCTACCCTGCCCTAACGCCACTATGCTGTTTTGGACCTCGTCAGAGGGCTTACACGGCCCTATCTGTTTGTCCATTTGATCCGCCTCTAGGCGTGAAGCTTTGTGCCACGGCATCGGCCGTATCTTCCGCGTCGTGCTCGCAGAACTCGGAAAGAAGCCGTTCTTCTTCTGGCGAATGCTTTTCGTGCAAGAAGTTATCAAAGGCTCCCATGCAGTTAGCGCAGACATGGCGTGTTTCGCCCGTTTCTGTATTGGTCATGCTAAGTACTGGCTCGCATTCTTGGTCGCACATATGACATTCCATACTAGTCTTCCTCCTGAAAACCGCGTCCCTTGCGGCCCTGTAGTCTTTCTATCTGCGCATCGATATCAGATAGAAACTTCTCCTTATGCTCCTCGTTCACTGGCATGATTATGATTGGAATTGGAGCTTCGTATGTCCACTCCTTCAAGAGCTCCTTTGCTCTGTCGGCTTCTGTGCGCATCGCGGCCACGTATTCGGCATGTCCATGCGGACAGGGAGGACCGTCGCCATCTCCCTTGCTGCAATTACACATACTCGTGAAAGAGATAGATTCGTTGCGTATCTCCTCTAGCGCAGCCCATTCGTAATTAGCGTCTACATAGTCATCCTCCAACTCTAGCCTCCTTTCGTACTTCTATGCCTTGCGCTTGTAGTGTCTTCAGGATCCACTCCAGAGTCTGCTCATGGCTCCAGCCTGAACCTCCTAACGCCTTCTCCATTGTGATGTCCCCAAGATACTGGGAATCACAAGGCAGTCCACAGTAGCCTCCGTTGAAGCCCGTTGCGATTCTAACGTCGTCTGGCATGTGCTCTACGCTTGCCCATGCAAGCCTTCGGCATGAAGATGGATGCGCCAGAATAAACGCCAGCTTGTCAAGCTGCAACGGTTCATACGAGTTCTTTACGCGCACGATGGCGTTGACGCTCACTCCGCTGGTTTCGTCTGAGCGATAGGGCGTGTGGCTTTGGCTTGCGAAGACCATATCTAGATCTACGCGCTTGCCGTGTCTTTCCAGGGCGTCGCAAAGGGCGACACATGCCGCCCCTCGCAACTCCATCGTGTAGGTGCTCATGCTGGCGCTGGTAGCGAGATTCATGACCACGTTCACGATTTTGGGCGTCAAGCTGTCTGTTGGAACTTCAGTCTCTCGGAGAGAGCCGAAATCTTCTGGCTCTTCGCTGACGAACCTGCCGATGTCCAGTACGTCTCCCGTCACGTCGTAGTGCATCTCTTGAATCAGGAGGTAGCCTGTGACTTGTTCATTAAGCACAGCACTGAACTCGGCTATACGCTCCAGACCTTCGGGCCAGCCCTTTTCTGCGAGCTCCAAGGCTTCTTCAAGAGTCTGTGTCTTGGTGTCAAGATACGTATTTCCAAGACGGGTGCTGGTGCGACTGAGCGTACTGTTGATCGGCGACCTGATATGTTCGAGATAGTCGGTCACGTTCTCGTACTGGTTGAAGTGGTGCTTTTCCTTCTTTACGAAGTAGTCCATCGTTGCGCCTTCCAGTCGTATCCCTTCGGCCAGACCTTCCACTTGCAGATAACCACTTGTAGACATTTGAAGTCTGGAATAGGCTTGCGATTACTCGCTTGCTGTGTTCTGTTGAACTGCACGTTGTTCTTGACCTCTCCTTGACACTTGGGGCAACGTACATAGTCACTCTCTATGTGGTGCTCCGCCTTCTTATAGATTTCGGGTTCGTCTGCGGAAACGACGGGCGCTACTGGCTTCGGCATATTGGCAAGGATCTTCGCCTTGTCGTCTACGCTGATTGGCCTCCAGATACAGGCGTCTTCCGTTTCCTCGCGGGAGATTCCTGCGGCCAGCATGAGAGCTCCGTGGAGAGCGGCTCGCATTCCAATGACTACGCGGAGCTTAAGGCGGCCGACCTGCTCGTGAAGAAGCTTCACGTGGCTGGTCCAGTCCTGATTTCCGCATAGAGTGGCTGCGAAGCTCCAGTCGTAGTCCCAGTTCAGCATTACCCATCTGTCCAGAGTGGCGGCATCCAGTTGGGCTCGTCCAACATACATGCTGTCGGCTCCACGACCGTACGTGTTGCCCGCGCTGATGAACAAGCACTTGGGATGCCTGCCGACCATTTTGTCTGGGAACCCGCCGTGTCCATTGGCCAGCAGACCGTTGATAATTGTGAGCACGGCAGGATTAGCCGCATCAATCTCATCAAGCAGAACCACATGGCCTGTTTCATAGCCTGTCCTGAGCAAAGACGGAACGTAGTTGCCTGCGCCGTTCATGTATCCCATCAGGTCAGACTTAGATGTCTGCGGCCCTAGAGGTACGACACTGAACGGCCTACCAAGCGCCTGAGCTAATGCGGCTCCGGCACTTGTTTTTCCGCTTCCCGCAGGTCCTCGCATGAAGACGTTCAGGCCGATGCTGGCGTATTCCACGAGCTTCGGAAACGCCTCGTGTTGGACGCCTACGTCGATCGGCTTAGCCTTGCCCGGGATCTTGATCTCGAGTCGCTTGAGCGCTTCCATGTTAGCCAAGCGCGTGTCGAATTCAGAAATAGAAGCCTCGGCTGCCTGCTGTGACGTGTGAATCTGCGTCGCATAGTCAGCAGCCGTTTCGATAAAATCGTGCTTGGAGTCTATGAACGAGGCTTCCGCCGCATAGATACGTTCTTGCAATTCAAGAACGTGCTCTTCTGAGGCGACAGGAACTTCGACCTTCTCTGTGACGACGACTTCAAGATTCGCGTGGCACTTGCACCGGCAGCTTTTGATCTTGCAAGATCCGTGCATGTCCTGTTGACATCGTGGTCCAAGATATCCGCGCAGAACAGCGTTTTCCCTACAATGCTGCACGAGCTCTTGGTCTGCAACGCCTCCTGATCGGGCTGGACATTCGCACTTGGGATGCTTGCATAAAGAGCATTGCCCTCTTTGACAGAACGTGCAATATCCTGTCCCATAGAACCGATTGGCCATTTCCGTTCGCCTTTCTCTCCGTCCTTGGAGATTTCCTTGCCGCTCCACGCCTCTGTGGAACGGGCACGCGAAGGCACGAACTTTCGCTCATGCCCTCGCTGTGCTTATGTTATCTCGTCTCCCTCGACGTGCTCCCACTCTGTCAGGTCGTTAAGAATGGCAAACTTCCACACCCAACTGGAGTCATCAACGTATAGCCGTGGAAAATACCAGATATTCTGGCCGGGAGAGTCCATATATCGAACCTGCTCAAGCGGGAGTCCCGGCATGTCAATCGTGTGGCAACGAGTATCTGTCCACAGTAGGAATCCGAATCTCCCGTCCTTGTCTCTTTCTGGCAGGCGGACGCATTTGATATTGTTGTGGTAGCAGTCGGTAACGAAATGCCTCATGTTCTTTACGGCATGAGCCTCTGTAGCGTCCGCAACGGGACCGCTACCGGGATTAATGACTATTCTATTCATCTCTCCTCCTCGCTGTGCTTAGTGAGAGTACTTCCACCAGCAGATGCCGCATATATGCCTGGACGCAGAGTGTTGTGGTTCAGACTCGTATATGCTCAGATAGTCTGTTTCCGTGTCGAGCCATTCTTTTCTTACCTTCCTGTCAATGCCACATAGTGTGCGGTTGGCGTTGTCCGTGCTGTTTATTGCATGAAACCACGGCTCTCTCGCCAGGACTATTACCTTGACTGTACTCATCTCTCTGCCTCGTTCTCAAGCGCGTCCGCTTCTCCGCGCGGCGCGCATCGTACACAGTTGATGTCGTGATGACAGAGCGCGCAGCCGGTGAAGCTCGCTATGACAACGCTCTGTCCCGGCTGTAGTTCTCCGTTCGGTCCGATGGGCCGTTCTTCGTAGCCCTCGAAGTTCACATAGCGATGTACGTGATCGATGTAGCCACGGCGGTCGGTGCGGACGTGGAAGTCCTCACCGTCGAACGAGACCTTTGGATCTGGACTGTCCGGAAAGTTGTCGTGATGGGCGCAGCACTTCCGCTCGCATTGGTCGTAGGCGTTGCATCCACACTTCAGGCAGCACTCTTCGATAGCGTTCATTCTGCTGCCTTCTCCTTCTTTGCGACTAGTTCCGCTGTCGTCTTTCCGAGCAGCAAGCGACCGAGCGTGCGATGCCCCAGAGCGCCAAAGCGTTCTTTCCACCAGTCACGAACGTCATTTCGAGTGGTGGTCTTGGCGAGAGCTTTTTCCGCCGCCTCTACGAGCGCGGCCCATTCCTTTACTTCGTCTGTCATGACTGCTCCTTCTACACTTGCCACCGAACGCCTTAGCTCGGTGCGCACGAAGGAAGGCGAAGATTTCGCCCTCTATCGTGCTTGTTAATCGCTTATGACCAACAACTGGAACTGTGTTTTCCCCGACGGGGTCTGGCGCTCTGTGTAGACCATTATGTCCTGGTCTATCCGATAGAACGCTTTTACCATCGTCTTGCCTTCGAACTTGAAGGCGTGCGGCCAGCGACCCGGCGAAAAGCCTAGCTCGCTTGCCTCGCGGACGGCTTCGGTTGCTTCCCTAAGACCAATCACTTCTTCATCCTCCTTTGGATGTAATCTGCGATGCCTGCGGCCAAGAGGCCGCATAGCATGGACACCATGACGATTGCGAATGGATCACTAATCATAATCAACATCGTCCTCGAGGCGCTCGCCTTGTGCAAGATTCCAGCCGCAGAAGCAACGAGCAAGTTCCTGCATCACTACTCCTTCGAGATTGACATGTGCGTGGTCTCCGCAGTCGATGCAGATATGCGCGCCGCAATGTTTGCTGAACTCCCAAACATGAGTGTGGCTCATGACTTCACTCCTTCAAATAAGTCAATCACAAATGTCCCGAGGCATTTGCGACAGAGTCCCTTGTTCGACAGCTTGAGATGACAGTTTGGGCATTCGGGAAACCGGCTCCAGAACGGCATGCAGGAATAGCAGTTATCTATGAACGGATTCCTGTGTGCGGCCCCGCTGCATGAGACGATGATTGCCTTTGGCTTCATGCCTTCTTCTCCTTGAGCGGTGGCCGGTAGACGCCAGCGGCGTCGTACTGAGCGCATTGCCAATGCCATCCGGCTCCATTGCATGTGCCGTAGGGAGGCGCTCCTCCAAATTCGCGCGGAGCATAGCAGGGGTACTTGCGTTCCATCTCAGTTCTCCTTTGAACTTGCCGTCTGTCAAGAGACAGGCGCGCACCAGGAAGCAGGAACCGAAGCTCCTGCCCCTTCGTGCTCTCTACCTATTGGCTCAGCATGTCATATGCTTCAGAGAGCTCTTTGCATACGAGACAGGAGTCTTCGTATAAAGGCCGTTCTCCGTGAGCAGCGCCTCCATGTATTCGTATCACTTCATTAAGAGCGACTTTCGTGGTCCTGACAGCATCGGCCATAGCTGCCTGTACCTCTGGGCCTTGATCTTGAAACGCAATCTTCATTTCACGTTTCGTGGCCTTCGGCCAGTCACGGTCTTGTTGCGCGGCGTTCTTTGTTGCCATTGGGTTCCGTCCTTTCTACAGAGCGCGTGCCCAGCCAAATGCTTCCAGCATCTCGTTGGCATGCTCTTTCATGCCGATTTCGCGCAGGTTCGCTACGCGAATCATGATGCATGTGCCCAGCACGTCACGTCCCTGTTGATTGAGCTCTTCGTCATGCTTCGCAAACTTCACCAGCATCTGCCGAAGCGACGACATGAACGCTGCCTGCAAGAGTACGTGGTCCATGTTCCTATCCTTTCAGGAGCGCAAGACATTTCTTGCATGTGACTTGCTTTGGGTCTTCCGTGTAGATTGCCCGTGGCATCTCACAGAGGACATAGCTGTATGTCTGGTCCGGGTGCTTCATGTGCATGATGGCCATGCTGCTATCCTTTCTTCGGAAGATTCGCCTTGCGGGCGGCGAACTCTTCATACATGCTTTCGCTCGTGCGGCGAAAGATGGGGTCCGTCCGCGTTGTCGGCGCATACGTCCCCATCACATAGGGACTGTACGTTGCCTTGAAGTCAGGCTGCTTGAGTTCGCGGGCGCACACTTGGCATACTAGGCCAAGCATGTCTTCACGGCCTTTCCACGTCTGCCTGACCCAATGGACAGGCGTGCCGTGCAATTCGTCCATCACCTTGCATCGTGGGCACTGGTTCATCCTGCGCACCTGCGGCAGTAGAGCCAGTGTATCGTGAACCGACCGCATGCGTGACACAGACTTCTCATGACCCTGTCCTCCTTTAGGACATGCCCCTTCACTTCTGTGTGAAGGGCGCACGAAGGAAGGCGAAGAGTTCGCCCTCTATCGTGCCTTGCCTAGTGCGGGTGCTTGCCGTCGCAGTCTGGCTTTGGCAGAATGATGCGAATGCGCCTGCCGGTTGGCACATGAACAAGGATGCAGTATTCATTGTGCTCAAAGCGAGCAAACATGAGCGTCAGTTCCTCGTTCTCGCCGCCCATGTGGTAGGGGTCGTGCTCAAACGGATTCTCGTTTGGCGTGATGGCGGGCATTTCTTCTATGCGGAAATCCATCCTACTTGTCCCTTCTTTCTTTGCCCCTCAACGCCTTTGTTGAGGGCGCACCCTGCCGTACACGAGCGCATACTAAGCATCACCTAGAAGCGCCCCTGTGCGGCAGCGTGCCATTCCGTTCATCACGTCGTCTGTATGGAGGGTCTGTACTTGCGCCTGTGCTTGACTCTAAACGGCGTTATCGCATTAGCATGAATCAATTACAACCTGCTGTTGGCATGAATAGCGCCCCGTATGGCAGGCTCTCCTCCCGCGGTACATTGCCCGAACACCTCGATTCGGGCGCTGTTTGGTGCGGTTAGAAACATACTGATATGACAATGGCCAGTCAGCCCACGTTTGCGTTCCAGTCTTCAACGGCTGTGCGGCGTGATGGGTGTGCGGCCTACAACAGAGCGGGATTACAGTCCCTGAAGCGACATACTTAGCAGCCACTTTCCCTTGCAGCCCTAAGCAGTTTCGCCTACTCTTTAAGAGCGGTACGTGTGTCCAGCACCTACGCCCCGTTGGTTTGTTCCGTCTATCGGGTGGAAATTACCTTTTGCAGCACCACCATGCGATATAGGGATTATGTTGGCGGGTAGAACGCGCCCCGCGCTGCGCCGACAAAGGGCGATATTGTTTGTCTATTCCTTATCCCTCCACTGATTACCGTACTCTTGGCTGCTGGTAGGACGCCGCTTAGCCAAGCTGTATCTTGCGGGACCTTGCGGCCCAGCTACCCTAAGTGTAACTTCTATGGAAAAGCTTGAGCAACGGACACGAAAGCCCCGCATTTGCGCTCTTTGGGGACTTCAGGTATGGTTTCCTAGGAGGGACATATGGGACGAATACTGAAGCGCACTACTTTGACGGGAAAACAGTCTCTGGCGATGATGAAACTGGTCAAGGGAATTTCTCCGTCCTCTGTAGCTCAAGAAATGGGGATGTCTGTAGGTACGATCTATACCTGGCAGAAGTCTCCCGTCTTCCTCGAACGCCAAGCTCAATACGTCGAATCCCTAGCTCGACAGGAAATGGATCGCGGCCTCCAGGAAGCTGAGGTTACGCTTCATGAGTCTTCCAGCGCGATTGTCCAATGGATGCTCAACGTCGTATTGGGAGTGACCGAGTGCAAAGACAAAAACAGATGGCGCATGGCGTTGGACTTCTTGCATCACGCAGGGATCATCGATCAGCAAGTATTAGCAAAAAATTCGGCCCTCGAAGCCCAAGGACATTCAATCAATCTAAACCTCGATCAAAGGAGGCAATCGATCCTAGCAGCGGGGAATCAAGAGCTTCAATCACAATTGGAAAAGTTTTCGCCCCTAAGGCCCGGCTCTTAGCTTCAATTTTACCCCTAAACCTAGTAGGTGCCACCGCACCAGTTTTGAAGCCGCTACGACGCTTACAGGCGTAGCTACGGGCCTGGCAAAGCGGCGTTTTAGCCTGTTTATAGGCGTTTTGTGGCAATAGACGAACGAGTTGAGACAATCCCTAGCTTCGATCACTTTCCTAGCTCTTTCTGCTCTGCACTAGCTCCTAGCTTCAAAAAGTCCTGTTTGAACCCCCCTGTAGCCTAGAATGACGCTGAATGAGTGAAGATCACTGCCTAGGGCTTGCGAATCCCTAATATTCCTGGTATCGTGATGTCATCACGGGTCACCTGCCCCTCCCTCAATCCCCCTCAAAGCACGAATCCCTGCCTAGAAGTTCTCATCGTTCTTCGCCGGCCTGAACTGATTTGACCCGAATGCACCAGTCGAGCTTCGAGGCCTCGTAGCTTCGGCGCACCACTTCTTTCGCGCCTGAATTTCGCTCTTCTTGCCTGAACCTCTTGCGAAAAAATGAACGGGAATGACTCGTCTCGTCCTGCCTCCCTCACTGAACTTCCTGACTGAATGCATCACTTCGAGGCTCTGCTTCTGCGGGCGCAACGCTTCAGTTTTTCGCGCCTGATCCGTCTTTCATGGAATACGAGCCGGTATGCTAAAAATAAAGTTCAGTTCGAACCTCGACGTGAACTTCCCTGACTGAACTTCCTGAAGACGTGAACTTCACCGCCTGAAGATGTGAACTTCCTGCCTGACTTGAACGAGCATGAGGATCCCGCGTGAACTTCCCGCAGGAGGATCACCTGCGATGATCGCCCACGAGGATCGCGATTCTTCGGCATGAATGATACGAGCCTAGCGAGCGAGCGTGGTCGATCCAGGGCAAAAAGAAAGCGGGGCTTGCGCCCCGCCTGCGTGCTAGGTGCGCTGTGTGCCGCAACGCCAGCACGCCGGATGCGCCGTTACTTGCCCAAAGGCAGTGACCAGGCTATGCAAGGCCCAGAGCGCCGCACCTATGCGGGTGCTGCTGCCCATTTCCCGGTTAGCGTGGTAGCCTGCCCAGAAGCCACCAATTACGCGCTTGTGTAGTAACATTGGAAAACCCCTTATGTGGTTGTGTGGTGGCAGGGGTGCTATGCGCACCCCTAGCCCGGTGGTGGTGGTGCTACAAGTAGCGCGCTGTAAATTGCGCCGCTGTAGCGGGTGCGGTGCGGTACCCGGTGGTGCGCTTGCAAGCCTTGCACGTTACGCCTTGTGTGTGCCCGTGGTGTGGCCACGGCCCAAACAACGCGCGCCCGCAAGCAGTAGCGTTGGTTAGGCTTAGGTGCATTGTTGTGTTTGCCATTGTGGTAGTAACCCCTGTTTGTGGTGGTGGCAGGGGTGCTACGCGCACCCCTTAGCCTGTTGTTGTGGTGCCCTACGCTGCGGTTGGCGCTTGTGCCGCTACCGGCGCGGTTGGCGCTTGTGGTGCCACCTTGCGCGCCTTGCGTGGCGCGGCGGGCTTGGTGGTAGCTGCCTTGCTTATGCAGCGCTTGCACGTTGCGGCGGCCTTGCTTGCCACAAAATTAACCCGCATTGCCAGCATGGTAGGCGTTGCCTGCTGCAGGCCGTGCGCCTTGCTGTACGTGCCACATAGGGTGGCACCCGCTGCCAGTGTGTGCACTGGCCAAGCGGCACTAGCCGCGCTTGCGTTACGCGGTTGCACGTTGCCCGCTTGCAGCTTGCAGGGCACGTACACCCACTTGCCCGGCGCTACGGTGGTGGTGGTTGGCTTGTTAGCCATAATTGGCGGCCGCCTTAAGCCGCTACTGCCTTGCAGGCTACTGCCACCCAACAACAATGCCGGGTGCGCTTGCGCCCACGCCTAATTATACCATCGGGGGGGTGGTCTATGGAGCATCACCTCCGGTTGTATGCGTAGCTATTTTCACTACATACCAGCCGGTAGCCTCAGAAGGTATACGTATCCTCATGAATATTTTTTCGAAAAAAAATATTGCATTGCACAGGCCCGTGGAGTATTGATACTACTGGTAAGGAGGAACCATGTCTGAAGTAGATGCGCTATATGCCTTCGTGAGGCGATGGTTCGACGAACGATATGGAGGAAATTCAATGGCGGGTCCATTGTCTGTTGCGCCGGATCATAAAGAGCAATATAAGAAGATCTATGAACGCTGCGCGTTGATTCTGAAGGAACTTTCTGAAGAGCTAGGGCCGGAGGGCGTGAAATTAGTGACGCGGGTTCAAGACGCCGCGTACTTGGACTCGAGATAAGAATGCTAAAGGGGATTGACGAGAGGAAGCCAAGAGGCTTTACTAATGAGGGCGCAAAAACACTGGTTTCCCTGATCCTCTCGATTAGGGAAAATCCTGAATGGTGCGCGTCCGAGCACTCGAGGGCGATAGGGGTCAGTCGGGAGCGTGTGCGACAGTTGCGTGTGGAGCATGGACTTGTTATGCCTAAAAAAGATGCGAAGCATCGTTCAGTGCGATGGAGGGGAGAATAATGAGCGAACGCTGGATCAGGGTGCTGATTGTGGTAGTGGTCGTCGCCTTTGCGGCACTACTGCTCGCCTATTATGCTGTTTGGTACCACGCTGTCACTGGCGAATGGTGGAATCCAATATGGGAGAGCGAAATGACGGGGCGCATAACATGAAGGGTCCGGCCGGTAAGTGTCCGCGCTGCATGGGCGGTGTATTATTCAATGAAGGGGGCGACAGGCGCATCGAGCACGACATACTGGTGTGCATCAATTGCGGCCACTTTATTGCTTATCGTCAGGAAGATGTTATTCAGGAGGAAAATCACATGAAGCATAAATCTCGTAATCTTTCGCATGGCGGAATGAGACTATAAGATGCCTTGCTCAAGCCAAGTACATATTAGCGGCTGGATTACTTGCGCTTGGGATAGCGGCTATGGCGGAATTTGGCCCCGTCAATTGGAGGACAAACGGAAGTAACACTCAATCTGTGGTTAGCCCTGATGATTATTGGCGCAGCCATGTCCGTATCGAGCCTCGCGACATTCATGCTTACGATCTCCTCAGTTATCCGGTCTGGGCAAGCCCGGGAAGAACGACTGGTGTTGCGGAGCCAGAGCAAGAGCATGTGCAGCTGCCAAGGATATTGGACAGCGCCCCACATAACGACCTTAGAGAGCTTGTCTGCTCCTATAGCTGGCACTGTCATGAAGCCCTAGCCGTTGTGCAGTGTGAAAGCGGGGGCAATGCGAATGCTACTTCTCCTGACGGCCAGAATCTGGGCTTATTCCAGATTAACCTTGTGCATATAGCGCGCGTGGACGGAAATTCTAGCTTGCTATACGATCCAGTGATCAATACAAGGGTCGCATACGACATCTGGTTAGACCAGTCTTGGATACCGTGGTCATGTAAGCCGTACTAGGGCAGTTAAGAGAAGCAGGGGGCCGCATTGTGCGGCTTCCTTGCTTTGCCCTATTATGGTGGCATGCCTTATAAGAACGTAGAAGAATTAGAACGCATGGCGGCGCATGACACGTGTGCCTTCATGATGTACTTTCTTCAAAAAACCCCCTATGCATGCCAGATAGAATGGAGCAAGCGTCTTGACGACGAAGAACTTCTATGGGAGGCCGATTTTGAACCCCGTGACCACGGGAAGTCAGAACTCTTCGCGCTGGCATACCCTCTCCGTCGTATCTGTCTCAATCCAGACATCCGTATTCTCATCGTCAAGGCCACTAAAACGATGGCGGTCCGTTCTATTTCCGTCATCAAGGCTCAGCTCGAGGGCAATCAGCGAATAAAAGCATTCTACGCGCCGCACTGGCTTGCGAACTATGGCGTAGAAGACATCAGCAACGCTGAATCTGCCGAGGGACAGTCTACTTGGGGCGCTGACAAGCTCTATGTAAAGCGCAGGCAAGTAAGCCAAGACCCTACGATTGAAGGCGTAGGGGTGGGCAACGCCATCACGGGCGGACACTATGACGTGATTCTGCTTGATGACGCCGAAGACCCCTCACGCATGAAGACAGACACGGCATACGCAGAACAAATTGACTGGTACACCGGCACCCTGCTCCAATTGAGAGAGCCTTGGACGAAGATCATTGTCGTAGGCACGTTCAAGCGTGCTGCCGGTGATCTGTACGAAATGGTTCGCATGAATAAGCTCTATAGCACTACGATCCAGCCAAGTATCTTATCTCCGTCCCTGGACGAGATTACGTATGAGCGAATCTTTGACAAAGAAGATCGCCTCATAGGCGTAAAGAATATCAAGCCCAAAGACATCAAGGTGCTCTGTCCCGAGAAGTGGACTATCGAGCGCCTGATCATGGATCGTGAGGGCGCGCTGACGCCGGGAATGACGGACAATACTTGGCGTCGTGAAAAGATGAATGACCTGCGGGCGTTCAAAGAGAATGTATTCAAGCGCGAATGGTTCACGAATAGATATCATCTCGAGAGCATAGAAGATTATACGCTAGACGGGCATGTCAAACCGTTCTTCAGGGCGATTATCAGCGGCTGGGACACAGCGCACACAGACAAGAAGACCAATAGCAAAGCGGCCTTCAGCGTGGGATGCAGTCTCGGTATCGGCCCACGCGGATACTATCTTTTGCCCGACTTCTTTCGGGCACAGGTGGAATATCCCTCATTGAAGAAACAGGTCTTGCGCTTATACCAGCGCGTTCGCCCGAACGTAACAATCGTGGAGAATAAAGATACGGGCATCGCTTTGCTCCAGGATTTGCGCAAGCCGACAGAAGCGCCCGACGGCGAGATGATCAGCATGGCGCTTCTTGGCTATGAGCCAGACAGCGATAAGATTAGCCGCGCACACGCCAGTACGTCGGCATGGGAAAGCGGCCTTATCTGGATCCCAGAAGATTGCACGCTGGAGCACAGGCATGATTCATGCGTGAACGCATGGCTTCCCGGCTGGATTGAGCGCCATGTAGACTTTCCAGAATCTACGTTCAAAGATGACGTGGACGTGATGTCCATGCTTGTGAACTACGTTCAAAGGTTGTATCCATTACGCGGGCTCAAAAATGCCTTTAAGGCGATCAATGACGACGACCGGGAACGCACCCACAGCAAGATCGTTGATATGCAAAAGGTCATCGGCGCAAATGGCATCCCTTCTTATGTGCAAGAGAGGCATGCAAGTCGAGTGATGCGGATACCGTACCGGGCCGGTGGACGTAGCGGCGGAAAAGGCGGAGTCAGAGCGATTAGAAGCCTCCCTCCGGGCAGATTGGACGAATACTAATGGTCCGTCCGTCCTCAAGCAATATCCCAAGATACGTTAAGATCCTGAAAGAGCGCGGCCTGCTTGACCAGCGCGGCGCGCAGATTGAACTTGCGCGCATATGCGGCGTTAGCAAGCAACACATCCACAACATTGTCAGCAGGATAGAAATAGGCGAGCGAGCCAGGAATACCGAGGGCAAGCCATGAGCGTAGTACTCACGCTGTGTCGTTGCGACAACTGCGGGCGATCTGACATTGAGCCTGCCGAGATCGGCAAGTTTCACGGCGAGACGTGCGGTATCTGCAATGCGTGTCTAGCGCGTATGGGTGAGACGGGGAGCTATCGCACGACGCGCGGAACGAATCGCACGACGCCGAAGCCGAAGCGCCGGAAGAGGGTGAAGCCATGACGACGTTAGCCGCGCCAGAGCAAGAAACCAATATAAAGCTCTATCCCGAAGTCGGCACCACCGGACTAAGGCGCTTCGGAGGTCACGTTTCGGAGGACTTTGATCCGCAGCTTAATGGCTTTAAGGCCGCTGCCGCGTTTGACGAGATGCGAAGAAATGACCCAGACGTAGCCAGCGTTCTAAGCGCCATTGAGTTTGTCATTCACAGTGTTGACTGGAACGTCGCTCCTGGTGGCGACACGCAGGCAGACTTGGACGCCGCGGAGTTTCTGGGCAACTGCATGGAAGACATGAACATTAGCTGGCATGACTTAATCAGTGATGTCTGTAGCATGTTTCCATTTGGATGGGCGCTCTTTAACCTCATCTACAAGCAGCGCAACGGCACAAGGCCATACGGCGACGAAAAAGATAGCCTGTATGACGACGGGCGTATTGGCTGGGGAAAGATCTCTCTAAGGGGTCAAGAAAGCTTGCATCGCTGGGAGTTTGACGACGTTGGCGAGATTAAGGGAATGTACCAGCGCATTCTCTGGTCGCCAGTAGGTCAACTAAACGCCGTGCAAGGCCATGGAGGAGACGGGAGCCATCCATATATCCCTATGGACAGGGCCGTCTTGTTTCGTGTAAAACGAGAGAAGAATAACCCAGAAGGTTGGTCTATTCTGCGCCCTGCCTACAGGCCGTATTTCATCAAGAAGAACATCGAAGAGATTGAGGTACAGGGCGCAGAAAAAGACATGGTGGGCACGCTGGTCATTAGGATGCCCGCTAATGCCACCTCTGACGACCGTAATGTCGCCATGAATATATTAGAAGACTATCACAGCGGCGATCAGACGGGCCTGTTGCTTCCCCGCACCGTGAATGACCCAGAGCTTCTAGAGTTGGACTGGCAAGCGGAATTGATGAAGTCGCCCGGCTCTAAAGTCGTCGACACTGACAAGATCATCAATCGCTGCTCTGTCATGATTACGCGCACGTCGTTAGCACAGTTTTTGACGCTGGGACAAAATAGAGCGGGCGGTTCCCGTGCGCTTGGAACCTCCATGATGGACCTGTTCAATATCAGCGTAAACGGCCATCTGGACAATATAGAATCTACGATCAATAGATTTATGGTGCGCCCGCTGTTTGAGATGAATAACTTTCCCGGCATGACAAAGCTGCCGACCATCCAGCATGGAAACCTTGGCGACCTTAGCGTGGCAGAATTCATCAATAGCGTCACCAAGCTGCACAATACCGGCTTCCCGTTGGAGGATCCCGAGGCGGTGAATACCGTGCGCAAGAAGCTGGGACTTCCTTCGCTGGATCCGGATTACATCCAGGAGCGCGCAGAACTTCAAGCGGAAGCAGAAGCCCTGAAGACCGCGCCCAAGTGGCCCAGCACGGGAGCGGTGTCTACCCAGACGCGCAGGCTGATTACTGATCAAGCCGGAAAGGATTCTGGCAAGCCCACAGCCGCCAAGCCCAATAAGATGCCGGTGACGACGAATAACGCATTGCCGGGAGCACCAGTACGGAAGAGCGCCGCAGAATGGGCGGTTTTTATAGCGGGAGACAATTCATAACCAAGAAGGGTTGATGAAAGTGCAGGAATCATGTGTCTATTCTCTTAGTGATCGGGCTGGTAGCGGCGATCTTGTTGACGTGTTTTCTCTCGGCGATCTTCGCCTCAATGCGTTTCCACATCCAGGCGAAAGAGACACAGAAGCGTATCCGTTAACATTGGCCTATGCGCCAAAATCTGGCCTTGTTCAATTGCGACACTCCGTTGATCCAGAACTGATGTTCCGTGACTACTGGTACGAAAGCGGCACGAACGAGAGCATGAAGGAGCATCTCTGCGATATTGTTGTGGGCACCAATGGAATCTATACAACCCTAAAGAGCGGAGATACGGTTGTAGATATTGGTTGCAATGATGGAACGCTCCTCGGGTTCTATTCAAGTAACATCACGAAGGTGGGGTACGACCCCTCAACCATTGCCCCTAAAAACTGTGACATCTTCATTAACGACTTCTTTGGCCCTACACTCGGGGTCAATAGCCGGGATAGTTCTATTGGCGAGCCGGGGTATAATCTTGCCAAGATTGTAACTTCTATCGCTATGTTCTATGATGTTGACGATCCTGTAAGATTTGCCAGTAATGTCCGCCAGATTCTACATGAGGACGGCGTCTGGGTATTGGAGGTGCATTATCTCCCAAAGATGCTTGATCGCAATGAGGTAGATGCTATCTGCCACGAGCATCTGTGCTACTACAGCCTTACGTCGCTCATGTATGTGCTGGCACAAGCTGGCCTAAGCGTCGTAGACGTTTCGTTCAACGAGACCAATGGCGGCAGTATGGTTGCCTTCGTGAAGAAGGCGGGACGCCAGACTCCGAGTCCTCTTGTGCAGAATACACTAGAGAGGGAAAAGCACACGCCAATGATCGACAGGCTTGTTGACTTCGGCAGGCGTGTAGAAGCTAATAAATTCGCCCTCCAGCATTTGCTTGAGGACATGAGCGACACCGAAGAACAGGTGTATGGATACGGCGCAAGTACCAAGGGAAACACGCTGCTCCAGTATGCTGGCATTGGGCCTGACGTTCTTCCGGCTATCGCCGACCGCAATCCGCTTAAATGGGGCCGCGAGACGGTGGGCACAAGGATCCCTATTATAAGCGAAGCGCAAATGCGCGAAGACAAGCCTGATTACTTGCTGGCGCTACCGTATCACTTCATTGATAACTTCAAGAAGCGTGAGCCGTGGGCCAAGTGGATTACGCCAGTACCGACGCCACGGATTCTGTCTTGAAAAAGAAGGTCTTATTTCTTAACGCCGATGCGGCCAAGCCGCAGTGCGCTCTCTATCAGGCTGGCAAGCGATACGGCGCAGCCATGGACTATTGCGAAGAGCTAGACGTAACGTATTACGAAGTCTCTAGCACACAGACCGAAACACTTCCTACTCCTAGTGACTATGACGCGGTTATCTTCAACTATCAGCATAGTTCCATGAAGATGATGCCGGGTGAATATTTCAGCCATTGCTCTCTAGCAATAGGCTTTCTGTATGAAGCGCGCCAAAAGCCCCAAGACAGCCCGATGCACTTTGGCGACCAAACATGCGGACAGTTGTTCGATATCCTCATCTCTCCTGATCCCACGTTGGAGTCTACGCCTAATATCTGGGCAACAGATCGTATAGTTCCCAGAGCGCCAAGATTTTTGCCGGTGATACTAAATGGTCGTCATATTGTCAGTACGTTTGGCTTCCCGTCGCCATGGAAGAAGCTGGACGAAGTCGTGCGCATGATGAACGCAGAATTTGAATCAGGAACGTTCAGGCTAAACTTCCCGCGCGCCAGCCATCAAGAGGGTACCGTTAACAGAGACAGCCAGAATGATCAATATGAAGATATGCTTGTTCTACTTGCAGAGGTAAAGGCGCTGGCCAAGCCGGGAATAGAGGTTGTGGTTACGCATGACTTCATGAGTGAAGAAGAGCTCATTCAATGGCTGCACCAGAGCGACCTGAATGTCTTCCTGTCGCAGGAGACCCGCGCCGCAGAAACCGGCGGAGCGCTCTTAGCCAGCGCAGACGTAGCCATTGCGGCACAGCGACCATTGATGGTAAGCGATAATTCTGAAACACGTCATCTGAAGAACTTCATCTTTCCAGACCTAACGACGGCAATAGATTCCCAGAAGCAGCTTAATCTCGCGACAGAACTAGCCTCCGCTAACTGTTCGCCAGATAACTTTGCGCGGCGGATAGACGAGTGTGTCAATGCGTTCTTATAATCGTACTTTGCATCCCCTTCAGTACAGCGAAGAAGGAATGGGCCTCTGGCTCTACGCTTTTGATGCCGCCATAGACGGTAAGGCGATTCCCTACATGCCGAATCCCCACCTTCATAGAAGATGGGAATATGCGATGGCGATGGAATTCCTGAACTCTTTAGGAGGCACAGAAAGATGCCCTCGAATACTAGATGTTGGTGGTGCGGGGAGTTTATTTGCTCCCATTGCCCTTACGATGGGCTATGATGTCACTGTTGTAGATCCAGATCCATGCGTGGGCATGTTTGCGGGCCAACAGCGCAGCGCCGGAGGAACGGGCCGAGCTATTTGCGCCGACTTTATGGAATGGGGAACCACACACGCGCCTTATTCCGTAGAGACATTTGATGTCGTTCTTTCGCTTAGCACCATAGAGCATGTGCCGAATGATGTAGAGTTTATTCAGAAGCTGGCTTGTCACGCTCGTAGGGGGCTCTTCCTGACTACAGACTTCAGTATGAGCGGCGAGGTCTTTCAGGCGGGGCATCTTAGGACGTATTCGCCAAAGACGATGCAGAACAAACTCGTTCAAGCCTTGCCGGAAGAATGGAAACTGGCGGGTGAACCGGAATGGGTCGACAGCGGCGGATGGATAATGGGATATAATTTCGCTAGTATGGGGGCCGTAATCGATGAAGACATTTAGACTGTGGCTGGCCAAGAAGCTTCTTCCTAAGGAATATGTTGTAATTGACGAAGAAGAAAGAAAGAAAAAGAAACTAGAGTATGGGGCGCGCGTAGAAGAACTGAGACGAACCGGCCCTGCGCAACCTTTGGAGTAACTGGAGTAGAATATGGCAGACGACGAAGCTCTGTCATTTGAAGAGTATCTAGAACTGCTTGGTGGTGATGAGCCGCTGACGCTTGAGCAGTTCGCAGAAGCGACGGGCGTTGCTCCGCAGCTAACGGAAGAACAATACCTTGCGGCGACCGAGGAGCAATTTACTCTTCATGAGTATATCAAGAATAATTTCTCTGGTTCCGACGGCGTTCCGGGCGTCCAGGGAGTTCGCGGTCTGCGCGGAACACAGGGCGGTCAAGGCGCGGCAGGAGAAGCTGGAGCGCAGGGGTCAGATGGCAAGCATGGCAGCCACGGCGTTGACGGTAAAGACGGCCAGCAAGGGTTTACCGGCTCCGAAGGCCCAACCGGCCCTGAGGGCGCTCCTGGAGCCAAGGGAGACCGTGGCGCGCGGGGCGCTACTGGCGCAGTGGGGAAACATGGCGACCGAGGCGGGTTTGGAGCGCAGGGCTATGCTGGTCTTGATGGCAAAGAAGGAGAACGGGGTCCGCGCGGGCATCAGGGCCCAGAGGGAAAGCAAGGGTCAGAAGGGAAACAGGGGCGTCCTGGAGTAAACCCTACGGTTTCCGCAAATGCTCCTAATGATGTCCCGTCGCTACGAACCCTAGGCTTTGACGAGTTCGAAGCCGCTCCTGGACAGCACGGCCACTACATGCCCGAAAGCCAGCATGCACGGCGGCATGGCTTACTCCAGAACATAGACCCTATTTTCCCTAACTCTGGAACAGTAGACGGCTACGCGCTGCTGTATAGCAGCACTGCCGAGAAAAGATTGAAGTGGGGCACCGTTGCCAGTGGGGGCGGAGGGGGCGCACAGGGAATACAGGGAGTGCCGGGTCCTTTTGGCCCTCCAGGACTAGACGGACAGGATGGATTAGACGGCCTAGAGGGGATCCAAGGAGCTCAGGGCTCAAAAGGCGATGTCGGGTCGCAAGGTGCTCAGGGAATACAGGGCGTCTCTGGCGCTACAGGTGCGCAGGGAGCAACAGGCTCGCAGGGGATCCATGGTATTTCCGGATTGGACGGGCAGGATGGATTAGACGGAGATATTGGCCCTCCTGGCCCTCCTGGCCCGCAAGGTCCTGTTGGCTCAGCCGGTATTACAGGTGCGCAGGGAGCAATTGGAGAAACTGGAGCAACAGGAGCGACCGGTCTTACGGGAGATACTGGCCCTGTCGGGGCTACTGGCGAAACAGGCGCGACGGGAGCTCCCGGCGCTCCAGGCCAGCCGGGCCAACAGGGAATTCCCGGGATGCCCGGAGAGGACGGAGCAGAGGGGCCAGAAGGCCCGATGGGTCCGCCAGGAGCAGCGGGAGGCGGCGGCGGAACGATACTGGCGGCGGATATTGTCGCCACGGCGATGAAGCAAACGCTGCTGTTACAGGGGTGGGCGCCCACCACCACGGCGGGCTGCGCGAGTCCCGCGAAATCAGAACGCGGCACGACAACGAAGCATGACATCTTGTCGTGCGCGTTCGATTCCGCCTCGGCTGAAAACGCCTTTCTGCATCACCAGATGCCCGACAACTGGGACGGCGGTACGGTGACGTTTCGTGTCTGGTGGTACGCAAAGACCGGATGGGTAACGAGTACGA